CACACTTAAAAATTAATTAGAGGCCCAGAAATTGACGTTTTTCGAAGTGTGGTGTAGACTCAGAACCCGCGCCAGTACTACGTTCTTACCATTACACAACACCCGCTTGGGTGACCCCTCAAGGTAATCCCACGAAAGCGGGCTGGTCAAGGTAGAACGGTATTGGCGTTACTTATATCTGACTATGCTCACAACACAAGAACTGATGGAAGCAGTGGCAGGCTATCAGCCTGTTGCTCCTGCCACACTCAGGGGATGGCAGTATGCAATCAGAGGTTTTGAAGACAAGCCAGTTGAAGAAGTGGACAAAAAATTTGTCAACCTTCGAAGAGCCCAGCTGAACAGTTTGGGGTATAAGCAGAGCTACGTAAGAACACAACTTGGCTACTGCGGAACCATTTGGCAAATCGGCTACGAGCAAATGGAAATTGTTGACGACAACCCGTGGCGAGGATCCTTAAAAGGATTGAAGCGAGGAAAGAAAAAATATCCGTTTCTTCCTCTTAGTTATTACGAAGAGGTTGGACTAACAGAACATCCACTCTTTATGGGAATGTGGTATCACGGCTTTAGAGTGAGTGAGCTGGCCTGCTTGAAACCAGAAGATATTATTTTAAATCACCCATGCCCACACTTCAGCATTTTCGACAATGAAGTACGTGGAATCAAGAATGAGCCCAGCCGGCGAGAGGTGCCTATACATCATATGTACCGTAGATTTATCGAAAATTTCCCTTTTAATACTAACCCTAAGGCGGGTGATTACTTTAGTCGCTACATGAAACGACGCTGTGGTCACTCAGCTCACGGTATTAGGCACAACATCGCAACACGAATGCGTAAAGCTGGAATTGAATACAGTATTGCTGCCTCGATTATTGGTCATGTTCCTGCAGGAATGACAGCTCAATACGGCCACATCCTGCTAGAAGATAAATACGAGCAGCTGCAAAAACTACAGTAAACCGCAGTTACCACACTAGTCCTTATAAACTGCATAATTAAAACCTAAGTAGAGAGAATAAAAGGATAGGTATATAGAAACTTACGTGGTTTAGTGTGGTTAGCGTGGTGGTTAGAATAAGGACAGTTATTGATACATAGTCATGGAAGTACTTGCAAGCCCGATCTTCTGGATCGTTGTCGCTGCTGCCAGTGAAATTATTGCTCTTACACCTCTGCGCTCAAACAGTGTTATTCAGCTGTTGATTCAAGCGCTGAATGCTATTAAGCCCTCTTCTGTAAAAAAGGGCTGATACCCCCTGATGGCAAATGGCTATGGCGTTACAACAGCCGAAGCATTGCTGACGATATAAAAAGAGCAATAGATAGAGAAAAATTTTATTCTACTCTTCCACACAAAATGGACAGTGCTGTGGAGGAGTATCTTGCTGCGACTGAAGAAGCTTACGAAGCTGAGTGGGAATTTTGGGAAGAACAGGAAGGTGAAACACCACTAGGTGGAGAAATGGGTGTTTCATATGTATCAGATAGAACGAATACTTCTAAAGACTCTAGTGACAATTAGACTGTAACCAAGTTGCTAATAACAACTCTATGGGTTACGCAGAAGACTGGAAGGAACTTATGTTCTCTCTCCAGTGCCTCAATAAAGGCTCCGCCAAGCGTCAATTCCGTCAAGAACTTAAATATGCTTTTGGCGGTCTTTGTGCTTACTGCCGTGAGAATAGAGCCACCACTCTTGATCACATAAAACCCAAATCCGCAGGAGGTAGTAGCCTTCGATCTAACTTACTTCCATGCTGCCGAAGTTGTAACCACGACAAAGGTAGTGAAAATTGGCTAGTGTGGTATCAACGGCAAGAGTTTTACAACACAATTGCCAAAGAATTGATCGAAGAGTGGATCGCCAACGAACGTATTGTTGCAGAGGATTTAGAGGATGAAGGATTTGACGATAGAACAACGGTTTGCACTACAGCGTGCGCGATATGAAGTATCTCGTATGAGCCGGCACGAACTAGAGCGAACTGCAGTCAAACTTCTCAAGTCCCGCATGCAGCAGAAGAACGGCGTCCAGAATGTGCTTCTTCAGAACGGAGTTGTTTTCAAAATTGAAGAGAAACAAGAAGGGTTACCTGAAATTCTTTCAGAAGAAACATTCATTGAACTGCTGCAGATGCAGTCAGAAGATGACAGTATGCCTACCGATATTATGGACCCAGGTTGGGAAGACGATGATATCGACAACGATGGTCTCATGATGATGTGATTTGTATTAGACTTCAATTAGTTCAAAATAGATAGATGGAATACGTAGTTAGTTCTCTCTTTGCTATTGCATTGAGTATCCCCTTTGCTCACCTGCGTACTAAAAAGCTTGAAGAGAAATTCAATAATCTTGAACAACGTGTTGAGCTAATTGTTGTGGAAGATAAAGACCGCTTTGAGCGTCTTGAAGGTGTGGTGCAGGTGATTGACCGTGAAGTCCCTAAGAAGATGGTCAGTGTGCTTCAACCTGTAGCTGTTGCAGTTAAAGAGCTTCAAACAACGATTGGTCTCCAGTGAAAGCAAAGATATCTTTGAGAGACATTTTTAAATACTACCAGGAGCCTCATCAACTAGCAGCTTTAAGCATGCTAGAAGAGGCCATGCAGGATGAATTATTGTCACGCGATTCAGATTGGATTGTGTGTTTTTATGCTGAGCCCAATGCAAAAGAACCTCTTACAATGGAAGAGAAAGCAATGGTAAGAAGTAGTGGCAGGGTTCCGCACTGAAAAAACTGACTTACGGCGTGTCTCTGATCAAGATAAAGATTCATTGACACGTACAGGTGCTGTAAGTAAACAACGTCAAGCTCTTAAGAGAGCTCGTGCTTGGAATGGAAGGCAAGCTTATGCAGCCAATGGTCCAAAGCGTACAGAGATTCGCACACCTGGCACTGGTGGGCAGAGTCCAGGTATTGGTATTCAGCAAGAACGCTATAGAGAAATTGGACAGGATAAACGAATGAGTGAATCCTTTAGACCTAAAATGAGTGACAATATCTACGAAGATCTTTATTCATAAAAAAGTAGAAAAAAGCCGGCGTTAGCCGGCTATTTCATTTGGTGTAGGCAACACCACGATAAACAAAATTACCGTGAACATCAGCGGTAATCCAGTTGGTGTTCTTAGTAGGAACTCCACGGTAGGAGCGACTGCGAAGATGGTTGAGTTCGCGTGCCTGCTCATTGTTAGCACGACGGTTATCTTTGTGGACTTTCATGAGACCACGAATCATTACGTTAGACATTGGAAACCTCCATAGTGTTTAAGAAATTTCCCGTTCCTTCAGGCTCTGCCCTACTTGCGTCCCTTTAGGGATGAACGATGTACTTTAATTGTAGCTATTAATACTCTTAGCCGTCCATAAAAGTTAGTTCGAAGAGAGCAATCTTTAACTTTTTATAGATATCAGAAAAATTATCTTTTTCTACAGGTGAACCAAGGGGATGAGACTCTTGATATTTATCTAGAGTATTAAGCAGCATCTTGATGGATGCTTTATCAAATTCAATAGGGATTGTATTTTTAGACATTATCAGTCCAGTCAAAAGGGCATATACCTATTACTTTATTACGTAAATATCGAATAAGAAACCAGCGTTCTTTTTCAGGTAGTTTTTCATCAGCAAGAATTTCATGTGCACGCTCTTGCCATCTTTCGCATGACATATGCCAGTCGTAGGGTCCAGCACCATGCGTAGCAATTATCAGAGCGGCAATGATATTCATTTGTCATTACGACCATATAATTTGTCAAGCTTTCGCTTCTGCTCTCTGAGCAAATGCTCAGCATTAGAAAGTACAGGCCACTTCTGCAACCTCAGTGATTTTTGAAATCGCTGCCAAAAATGTTTCATAACTCAATGTTACGAAATAACCAAAGTCCACGGCGAACATTCAATTACTGTTTAGCTATTGTCTTCAATAAACTGCAACTCAAGATGTGCTTTATTTAATTCAAATAACATGTTTTGAATTGCAATCTGCTCGTTAGCATCACCACCTGGCCACTTTTCTAAGTAGTAACGCATTCCCTTGACCAGCAGTTTTAATGCCGGTCCATCGACTTGAAAGTTAAACAGATGACTTTCAGGGTTATCCATAATTTACATTGTATCAAGATGAACTTGATATCTCAATGTGTATCTTGCCATGACGCGCCACTACCAGCAGAAGCTGTAATAGGAACTCGAAAGTTGTAATACTGTCCAGCAAGTGGAGCAGCATTTTCTAGAAGCTGTTTAACAGTATCAACTTGTTGGGGTATAACAGACAGTTGAACTTCATCGTGCACATACGCACAACGTGTGTAGTCTCGATCGTAGACAAGCCCTGCTTCGTCTAGCAGTTGTTGTCCGAAAACCACCCAACGCTTGGAGATGACTGCTCCAGCGGATTGCAATAGGTAGTTGAGTGAGGCATGCTCAGCCCGGCAGAATACAGGACGCCCATCAAGCCCCCTAAGACGACCGCTATTGCGAACTTTTTGTTTGACTGCATCAATTAATGGCTCCAATCCAGGGATAGCGGCAAGGAACTTGCGACGAAGCTCAGTGCCAAGTTGTTTCTTTTCAATATCAGGCAGCTCAGGATGAAGAATGTGACCAAGCTTGACATCGCCTGCTCCATATACAAACCCATAAGTTAAATTTTTCACCTGAGATCTTGTGCAGCCCACTCGATCTGCATTCTGCTGATGAATATCACCGTTGATGACAACATCAGCGAAGGCATTGTCATCGAACCTGCTGAGGTAGTGCCCCAACGCACGAAGTTCTAAGCCTTCAAGGTCAGCGCCTACCATGACGTGACCTGGATGAGGAATGAACAGTTGACGTGCCCACGGTGCACTTACGACCTGACCCAAGTTGGGGCCACGGTGGGCATTACGCCCCGTTTGTGTAGCAAGTGTGCAGCTGTGATGGATGCAGCCATCCTGCTCAATCGTCTTGAACCAAGAGTTCGCACCCTCAGAAAGCTGTCCCAGCCACTTCTGCAGAGTAAGTAGACGGATAAACATCTCGCACTCTTCGTGCAGCAGGGTGTTGCCATCTTGCAGTGCTTTATCACGTACCTCGCTCAGTGCAGCTTCATCGACCTTCGGCTTACCACTATCGGTGAGCTTGGTGAAGCGAGCCTTGCGGAACGTTTGCAAAGCCCAGGCAATGTTCTGACGGCTGGTTGGGTTGAACTCCTCTAGCTTGGTAAAGGGTGCACCAGCCACATAACCTTTAGTTTTGTTTGCACGCTTTGGTGTAAATACTTTGCCAGGAACAAAAGGGTAGCGAGATTTGATGATGCCTAGCAGTGTCTGCATTTCATTTGTGAGCTCATCACGCACACGCTCTGCGGCGTCCATGTCAAAGCGGAATCCAGAGGCCTCCTGCTGTGTCATCAGCAGTGCCATATCCATTTCAAGTTTGACGCAATCAATCATCAGCATCCTCAGCAATTTTGTTGAAACCAAATTTTTCTTTAATCTTCTCTTCCTTCTTAATAGCCCGTTTCTTGTGAGCTAGTTTGGCAACAGCTTCCATAACCTTAAGTGTATCTTCTACAGATGCACTATCAGGCATGCGCGTATCTATCTCATTAAATAGAGGAAAGAAAAGCTCGCTAGCCGCTGTAATCTCTTCAACGGTCAAAGGATCTGTAGCTTTCAAAGTAGTCTCGGTCTTGCTCATTAGTTTTTTCTTTATTGTTAGTCGATTTATTATCCTTAGGATAATCAGGTTTACCTTTTAATGGGGATTTACGTGGTTGCATAATCTTGCATACGTCGAAGCATAAGTTCGTAGAGTTTGACAGTTACCTCAGTATCTTGAATGCAATAGTCAAGCATTTCGGGTGTGTAAGTATCCCAAGCACCATCATGCTTACCAAAGTCGCCTTTGAAGCATTTGAGGCGATAACCCCAGGCCTCCAAACTATGACGGCCGTAAAGTTTCTGAGGCATGCCAATGGGGCGACGTTCGAAGTCACGCTCTTGGATATGTGGATAGAACAAACGAGAAAGTACAAGGGTGTCGATAACTTCGCCCTGGAAATCAAAGTCGTATCCCTCTTGAATCAGGGGGATGTCGTAGCCAGCGATGTTATGCCCAACAAGCACATCGGCTCGACGTAGCTGTTCAACACCTTGATCGAGGTTGTTACGAGGTGCATCCCATACGAGCGCATCTGAGGAGTTGTTGAGATCTCGGGCAACGATGCAGTGGATACTGGAGCCACGACGAAGCAGACCAGTGGATTCAAGATCAAAGAGTAGAGTGGTTTGAGTCATCGATTTGTTGTTGATATTGTTCAGCGTCGAAATCATCGCGTTCCGCCGGGCTGTACGTGTAGAGGTCTTTGTTCTGGAATTGCTCTTCTTTGTCGTCGAAACGGGGGGCTTGGTTGTTGGTTGAGAAACGTTCATCTTCGTCTTCAAAAAATGGTTCAATAGATATAGATAATTCGCGTGCTAGTCGAGCACTGCGACGATATTCGTCTTTGTAGTAAGGCTCCCACTCGTGAGCCAACACAGTAATTTTGCGAATGCCCATCAGGTATAACTGAAAGACAGAGGCAGAAAAAGGATAACGAGTGGAATATATAACGGCACCCGTGATAGGTGTGCCACGCTTGCAAGCAGTGGCTATTGCATAAGTTACACAGTCAATTTCAACTTTGCAATCTGCGAGAATACTGCGGCCATCACCAACGATCTCTCGATCGCGCACAATTACACATCCACCAGGAGCGATGGGATGATTAGATCCGGTTTCAACCTGCTTGGCTAAATTGATAAAGTAACGCTCTTTATCGTGAATAAAGGTTGGATCGTGCTTAGGTGCAGGCATTAGTCTTCTAGCTTAGAAATCAATCGGTCGAGATACCACTTAGCTTTCTTGGCGTCTTGAACAGAGTTTTCTTTGAGCCAAAGCCGCAAGAGATACTTAAGTACTTGTCCTTGAAGCATTCCTTCTACAGGTGACGGTGCGTCTTGAATGGCTTCCTCAATAATGTCGATCGCTTCTGTAGATCCACGTGTGTAATGCGAAGGACTATTTACAGCGTCAGATTTGTTATACATACTAATGATTTTGCTGTCATCCCAGGATTCAAATTCTTCTAGATCCTTTTTAAATTTTTCGTAGTCCATATCATACATTGTTCTGTTAAAAGTATAGACTTAATTTACCCAAACTGCAGCCGGTGTTAACCGGCCTTATCAACACCTAGAGAAATACAAGTTACTGTTATTTAGCAAGACAAGAGTTTCATGATCTTGCACATGGGGTGCAAGCACTTCAAGCACAGCGCTGGTACTGAGAGAAGTGTGCTGAAACTCGCAAGCATATCCAGATGCTGTTGGTTTATGAATACTACGAGGGTCATACCAAAATTTTGGCAAGAAACAATCCCATGGCTCAAGATTTTGGGATACCCATGCATTCAATTCTTCAAGACGTGCTGCAGTCTTGATTATGTGTGCTTCATGAGCGAGAGATGTAGGCACATAATGCTTATCACCAGCTTGCAATGCATGCTTCCACATAATTGTTCCATCACGATGGATAAGACGTGAAGGGAAGACTTCGTCACCAGATGGAAGCGTAATAAAAGCAGAAGGAGATATTTGCTTATGCATTAAACTTCACCACGCTTTTCAGTGTAATACTCAAGATCACGTGTCCAGCTGTCACCAGCAAACTCGTTAAAGCAGACACGGCCAATATCACGGAAAGTGTTGTGGAATAGTGAAACTTTATCGATAGAGGTAATGGCTGCATCAACTGGCGGGCCATACACAAGAATATTCCAAGTAGACGGGCATACGGGTTCAAATCCACTAGGTGTTGCCCGCAGCTGCTTAATACGTTTGAAAGGAATGCAAAATGGATAATCCAAGATTGCAGGAGCAGCTCTCATGATTTCTGAGGCACTCGTGAAAAATACAAAACTATTGATGTAATGATTTCGATACTCATCAATCGTTTTGTTCAACCAAATTCGAGTGGTACGCACTGCGCCTTTGGGAGAAACAAACACATTGCCATGCCAGTGCTCTTGCAGAGGGTTAGTATTGACTGAAGGAACTGACGTTGCATCAACAAGAACTTGCTGAACAGGATCAGAAGTAGGATCGTAGTCAATACCACCCATAACAGTCCGTGCACGCTCAATAATTTGAGGTGTTGGATACAGCGGAAGTTTAAGTCCAGCTACTTTAAGCTTGTCCTGTAAATTCTTCTGCGATCGTTCGGAGGCTTTCTTGGCTCCCTCCTGCTTCGACACTAAATGTTCTTGTTCCAGCATCACTGATCAAAGTAATTAATACATTGTTAAACCAGTCATTTTCGTTAATTTCTTCAAGCAGAGATCGAAGAAACTTGATGGTATCTTCGTCTTCTGCCTTCTCAGCAGTGTAAATATCCTGTTCAATGTCATAACCACTCATATAAGTGGTTGAATCGTTTTGAAGATTGATAATTAAACTGCCTGCACCTTTCGCTAGTACACCATTAGATGCAATATTGATTAGATCAGTGAGGATCAATTCAGCAGTAGCAGCAAGAAACTTTTGCTCTTGAGTCTTCTCTTCGCCGAACTTGTCGGACTGAATAAGATGCTGAAGTAAGTCTGTTCGTCTTGACATAACTAAATGACTCTTGTAAAAGTGTAAATAAATTAAATGTTATCTGTGGGGTTTTCAGCATCATTATCAGTAGGTAACTTAAACATGCTGGAATCTTCTGGATTAAGCTGAGAGATGTGAGCTCCAGACAAGAAATCAGTGACTAAAGCTTCAAACCGATCACCAAATTGTGTGTCGGGATTAAGCAGCATTCCATTACGTAATTCAGCATCTAGTTTTTCTGCTTTTTTAGCTTCTTCCTTGATGGCTTCTTCGATGACATACTCAGCAATTTGCTGCTTAAGTGTATGGATCTGACAAGCAAGCTCGAATGACTCTAAATAAGTATCATTATCGACAAAAACACCAATGTTTTGAGGAATGAGATGGAAAGGATTACAGCAATATTTATTGCCGCAAGTAGTCTTAACGCCTGTAAATCCAAGATCACCCCAAGTCAACCACATAGCAACACGTTGAGGATGATGCTGGGTGGATGATGAGATGCCTGGACGCCGCCAAGCAAACTGAGCTTGTTTAGTTCTGGGATTAATAACTCCATTCCAGTTCCAGCATTCATCAGGGGAACCAATATCAACTTGACTCCAAAACTTAAGAGCTTTTGATCGGTACTTCTTGAGTAAACGATCTACATCAAAGGAAAGCATTCCTTCCCGTGCTGAGGCAACGCAACGAGTGCAAGCCTGATGGCTGTCGTAACGCATCGAATGAGAAGAAAACCGACCAAGAGAGTGGCCGCTGTAGATGCAAAGTTCTCCTTCTTCGGCAGTATTTGACATCTGCTGATTACGACGACCGTAGGCATGACCGCCACGTTTTTTGCTGGGCTGCGATTCAGGCATATTAGAAATCACCTTCAGGTTTTACATAAGAACCACCAAGCTCTGGATATTGTTCATCAACAGGCAAAGCTTCAATCAAATGATTAGTAGTGTATTCATAGCGTGTGCTGTTCTCATACTTTATACGAACAAGCTTAGAACGTGAGGTGTAATACTCAGGCTTACTAACTACAAGAGCGGTGTTGTCATTAGACAGCACACGGACACGCAGTCCGATATGGATATCAGATGTTTTCATTTTAAAGTTAAAAAGTAGAATTATCAGAAGTCTTTGAGGATGTGATCTTCAGTAAGAGGATCATCCTTGGGACGAACCCAAAGTCGGACTGACTTAGTTTTACCAGTAACTGCATCTTTTCGTGAGGTATTAAGTCGACGCCATCCAAGAGTTTGGAGAACATCAGCAACACGACGTGCTTCACGTCTACCTTGCGCACGTGGATCAAGATCCAGTGCTTGTGTTAGAACGTCAGCAGCAGTAACTTCAGGCTTCAATGCCACGTAATTACTGATCTTTTCCATCCAAGGATCAGGATCACCAAACTCTTGAATGTACTCAGAGATCTGAGCAATTTCACCACTATTGAACTCATAGGATTCGCCATTGCGGTAAGCCTGAATAGCAGAAGCCCACAGCATGTCTCGCTCTTCTTGCAGCTGCTCCCAAGGAATGAGAAAGTTAGCTCCAATTTCAAGAGGAACAAAACGACGGTTACCAGTACTGTCAACCAAAAACTGATTACGATTGGTCGTGCCGATCATCACAAACCTGCGGAGCAAACGCTCAGGGAGTGATGCATAGGGACGACGAACCTCATCGCAACGAGTAGTAATCAAGTTCTTAAAGTTCTCGATGTTGCGAGACTGAAAGAAGTGATCGATCTCAGGAAGCTCAAGTAGCCAAGCAACGTGAAGTCGATACTGCTCTTTCATGAGAGTGTCAAGAGGAGTAGACACCTCAGCGAAAAGCTTCTCAGGAACAAGGCTTCTACTAAATTGAGATTTACCTACACCTTGTGCGCCTACGAGAATGGGCAGCCAAGACATAGAGCATCCAGGGTTGTAAGCACGCGCAACGGCGCCAATCATCATGCGTTGCATGGCAAGAGTTGCCAGCTTGTTCTTGTTGCCAAGAAAAATTTCGCCAATACGATCCCAGTCTTTGTGTGGGATAGCTTGCGCTGAACAAGTATCAAGATAACGTCGAATTGGACAATACTTGTGCTTGAGAGCGGCATACTGGATAGCAGACTTGATACGCATCTCAGGGATAAAGACCCCATGCTCACAGGCGAGCTTGGTAGTCATGAGATCAAGGTCATTGCCCTGAAGCTCAACAGTTTTGCCAGTGCCATCTGTGTATTCGATAGCACCAGTCAACTCATTTTTTCGAAGCAGAGAGAGGATCTCAAGAACTTGCTTGACATCACTCTCACGTTCTTTAGCTGCATCACTGCTTGATTTCTTAGGACGGCCTCTAGTCTTTTTGACAGCCTGAGATGCATCAGGGATTGGTTCAAATTCGGGTTCCACTTTTACCTCGATAGTATTGATTACGTCATCAAAATTGGGAAGCTGATCGAACTCTGTATAGCCGACAGCAGATCCAACGGCACCGAACTTAAGTTCAGGTGGTAACTGTGATGTCCAGTTACTATCTTGTTTTTTAGCAAGCGAGTATAACTTAGCAGGTCCAGACTGGTTACCGAGACCACGCCATTTGAATGGCAAAATGTTCTCACGTTTTTCACCATGATGACCACGCAATACCCAATCAACCCAGTCATCAAAGAGAGGCTGTCCTACGGCTGCGCAGGCGGCCATAACTGGCACGTAACGTGATTCATACTCGCCATCTTCAGAAGGCGTCAGGAAGTTACGCAGAAGCCACTGACAGCGATCTACATCTTGATCAGTGACCTCAGCAGAGACAAAATCAACTGCTTCTTCATAGTCAATATCATTGAGCAAAAAGTCAGGAACTTCCGCACCTGGATTGAGCTGCCACTCGGCATTGGTGTTGCCATACCAAAGACGCTCACGCTTCTGACCGCAGTTGTCTTCAAGAGACTCAAGGCCAAGATCAGCAAGCAATCGATTGACGACAAGCCAGTAAGCACCTTTGTGCTGAGCTGCTGTCTGCAAGTCGATAGCAAGAGGAAAAATGGCACGGAAGCGATGGCACTGTTCTGTGTGACTAGATGATGTGTAAGTAGCCACACACCAGTCACGTGCAGTCTGCATATGCCAGAAACGGCCCAGCGTGGTGTCGCCATCGAAGTCAATGACTACAACATTGCTACCAGCAGCATTGTCTTGACGACGATGCCTGTCAACAAAATGAGTAGCACACCAGCCGTAACCAGCTGAAACCCACCCTTGAAGCCACTCCAGACTCTCATTGATATTTAGCCAGTCATATGCAGGCTGACTCTCTTTGTTTTTACAACTTTTATTAACTGATATCCGCAACTTGATCATCTGTATCTGGGTGCATATCGTGGAACATTTTCGCCCGCTTCAAAAAGCGAGATTCGTAGAGATCGAGTTGATCTCCGTCAATAAATATACCTTGAGTAGTCTCCTCTGTGGTGACAATAATCAAGGCAACATCACATTTAAAGCCAACACGTTCGTTGAGCGCATAACGATAAGCACCCAACTGCTGTGCGCACTTTTGAAATTTGCGCCAGCCACCGTAGCCAGCACGATCACCACGCTCAGGCGAAGATGCGCAGTAAGGACCGTTGGAAGTCTTGAAATCAGCAATAACGTTCAAACCGCCAATGGTGCCAATCAAATCGGGACACCCAGCGTATTTGTGCTCAGTAGACCAGACATAGGCAACTTCACGGTCGTCACTACGCAGGTCGTTCCAGTCAGGGCGAAGTGGACGCTCAGACCAATAGATCTCATCAAACCAATCAAGGTATTGACTCATACCATTCCAAAAAGGCATGTAGTCATCTGGGCAGTCAATGGGAAGACCACGAATATGGTTTTCACAACATTGGTGAATGGCAGTGCCTCTAGTGGCAGCAGCTTCCATAGCACCAGGATTTTTTTCGTTCCAGGCACGCAGGCCTGCTTTAGATTTTTCCGATTCAGTGCCGGACAGGACCGTAGTAACAGAAGGCAGGTAAAGGCCTGAGCAAAGATACTTGCGGTGTCCAGCAGCAGTCTGAATCCTAAAAGGTTTGTCAGTCATGATATATATTTGTTTTAAAAAAGCGCCACTGAAAATTCAGAGACGCTCTAGGTGATCACAGTGAAATTAGGGTAATCAAAAGTCAGAAGGATCTACTTGTTGTTGTTGAAAGTTCTGACCAAACGTTGAGCCCTGATCTGAAGCTGTGGCTGATGGTTGAAACATCTGATAGAGAGTTCCTACGGCTTGGCCGACTGCATCAACAACATTGGATTGGGCATCAACCTGGCTGCGAAGAGCAGCTACTTCCTGACGGAGTGCAATTACATGATCCATCAGGGACGGAACTTTTACCGGTGGAGATGGTTCAGGTGCAGGTTGTTGGATAGCTGCTTGGTGAGGAGATTCAGCAGGTGCTTGACCAGCCATAATTTGTGCAAGACGTGCTTGCATTTCGGGTGGCAAATTTTCAAGTGCGTTAGACATAATTAAAATTCAGTGTTGTCTTCTTCGACAGTTTTTGCAGAAGTGGTAGGAATGACAGTAGCGCCACGTTTATCTACACCACCTGCAGGTATACCTTTCTCATCAACTTGACGACCATCGAATGGATCTTTGCCTTCGAAGTAATTCGGAAGCCAGATAGTATCTTTGTCCTTAGCCCAAGAATCTGCAATTTTAGCAGGAACTTTGCGAACTTTCGGAAGGATAGAGTAGTTGGTTTCAAGACCAGTGCCTTTGCGGGTGATCTTAATAGAGAAGTTAGCAAGACCTTCAGGAGTCCAGGTGTAATCTTCAACCTCTTGAAGAATTTCAGTCAACTGATCGCGAATAGATTTCTGCTCAATAAAGAGAACTTCCATGCGACCTCTTGCTGCGGAAGTGGCAACCCACGCAAGGAATCGTCTGGGTTTGACGAAGGTTCCGTCGATTTTGGGACGATCGGGTTTGGCCCAGTCGGTTTCTCGGGCAAGGTCTTCTGGCTGTCCAGGATGACTCCTAGTAACCACATAACCATTAAAACGCAGCTCACCAGTTTTCGCATCGCGAACTTCGGATGCATATTGCCATCCGACAATTGCGTGTCCAGTTTCGTAACATCCGAGCAATCTGAATTCTTCGCTTTCTCCATCCTTTAGTGAACTAGGTTTCCAATAGGGCTGAGGTTCTTTAGTTTCAATCTTATCTTTTGGTGCCTCCGTCAACTCAGGAGGCAAGACTTGGAGAGTCATTATCTATTATTCATTGACTCTCACAATATAAGAATATATTTCTATTAATGTGACCTAAACACACAAACAAAAAAGCCGGTGTTAACCGGCATCAGTGGCTGAATAAATAGGTGCTGTCCACCCAGGTTTGTTTAGATCAATGTGAGACTGGCGCTCAATAATCCGGCGTTGGATCAACTTCTGCGTAGCCCGCTGCTGAACCGTTCGTTTGTGGGTTCTTATTAGAGCGTGCTTTTTCTTTTCTAGTGCTGAAATCGCTAGCAACGATGGCGCGGTAAGGGCTGTCAGAATCATCTTTGCGGTATTCACGGATGTAACCTTGAACACAAAGAGCGCGTCCTTTGCGGATTCTTTCAGAGAGTTTCTTTTTGCGAGTTTCATGGGTTTCAAGATATAGCCAAGTAGTGACATCAGAGTTATCAAGCGTACTGCCAATCTTTACGGCAATTTGACCATTCTTTCGTTCTTTGATTTCATCAGATCCGAAGAACGCATTGCCTAAAACAACCTGATTGCAGTACATGTCTTGAGGAACATTAGTTTCAAGAGTAGTAATAATCAGATCAAGAGGTTTAGTAGTGTCGTCACTAAACACCAAATTCCCTGTGATCAACGCCCTTGTGCCTGGCTTCCAGGATTCAAAGGCGGTGAGTTTTGCTCCGGGCCGGTCGTAACAGAGCACCCGAAGACGCACCTCTGCATTACCACTGCCACCGGGCACAACAGCAGTAGCGCCGCGATAGTCAAGCCCATAAGCGTTGATTTGATCTGCGAGGTGTAAGGTGAGTTCAACAGTTGCAGCAATAAAATTCATTATGACTGATCATCTTTAGTCAGTCTCCAATATAAGGACTATTCCCACATTGCGCGAGCAATAGTTGGCACTTGAGTGTCGAGAATTTCACCAACAGATCGAGCAATTTGCATGTGTTCTTTCTGAGTACCGTTTGATCCTCTAAGGTCGACGTAGTGCAACCAGCTACGAATTGTTCCTGACATATACAAACGGGTAACTGTATTTAGCGGCAGGACAGATCGAGCACATTCTTTGGCAACATTCGAATGCAGCATTGATTCGTACAACTCAACGCCTTCACGGAAATAGTCATCAATGCGCTGCTTGTAATACTCTTTTGATTCTGCAGGTAGATCGTCTAATGAGTTTTGCCTGTTGATTGTATCTTGACGTCGTAGCTCAGGCAATACTGTTGCAAAGCTATCCGTAGGAATGGCGTATCGCTGTGAGAACTCTTGAAATGTGAAACTACGGTGACGCAGGATTTGCGACGAAATAGCTCTAGTAGTGTGGATCTCGACGCACATGCTTGCCATCTCAAAGGGAGACCAGTGCTTGTGCTTGATGAGATATCGAATAAGTCGTTCAACTTTAGGATTATCTTCGTTGTTTGGGTTAGAAACTCTGGCAATTTTGCCAACAAGAGCTTCTGCATCTGGAGTAATCCAGACAAGTTTAGCTGAGTGCATGTTTAGCGATAAGTGTTCTTATTTGCTTTACTGTCAGCTTATCCAGCTGTTTGGAAATCTGCGATAGAAGCTGATCTTTATATTCTGATTTTCTCATGCTTGTTTGATTTTTCCAAAAAGTTTAGGCTTGATTTTTCCGTAACCATTACGAATACGTGTTACTCGACCTTTGTCTCCAAGCTTATCGAAATAAGCATCAAAGATATCAACCATAGTATAGGCACGAACAACATCAAAAAGCTCTTTACCTTCGTAGGTATAGGTCACAATATGAATATCAGTTGGTAGCTGCGAATCATCAAAAGTGTCGGGAGCAATCTCTTGCTCCACAACTTGAATTTTAATTTTATCTGCAGCAGAGAATTCAATGTTAGGCATACTGAGGGAGGTTTACATTATTAGTTTCAAAGAACGCAGGCATACGAGAAGCACGAGTATCACTCAGTCCTTCTGCTTTGCCGCGGGTGTAAAGCGAGTCTGAACTAGCCATCCAGAAGTTCTTCGAGAGATGCTTATTAGCGTGCTCACCTTCGAGGGATTGAAGAACCCAAGCAACCGTAGCTCGCCTAAGTTTATTGAGCTCTTTATCCGATTGAAGCCCAAGGGATTCACAGACGATCGTGTTAGCGGCCACGTGAGTCTGTTCGTCTCGGCTGATATCGGCACTTGTCGTGCGCAATCCAGTGTCTCCGAGGAATCGAAAGATCGGTAAGAGAACGAAGAAGACGGATCTTTCCAATACGACGGCTTTAAGTACTGGATGACGGTCAAGTTCCAGCCACGCTTTACAAATGCGCTGAGCTTCTGCTTCAAAACGATCAGGGACTTTGTGCACGTCAGCAGCGAAATTGAGGGCAATATCATGGTTTTCTTCGTCAACAACATTAGAAAGCAGAAGTTCCTTGCAGCCCTTAACTTCGGGAAGGTCTCCCTTCATTGCTTCAGAGATGAAGTCACCAACAGGGATTTCTAGACACCGAAGTGCAAGAGCCCGTTTGATCACATCTTCACCGCCTTCAAGCAAATGACCAGCAGACACTTGAACAGGAGTCCAGGTACGCTTGCGTGCGTGAAGGTGGAGATAAGGAGTTTCAGCTTTCATTGGTATAGGAGATAGTGTTTATTCTGCGCAACCAACACAGGCTGCAGGATCGATAAAGATATCGATAGACCCATTGCTGTCGATATCGTCGAAACCAAACATGGTGCCAAAGTCGCCATCAAGTGCGGCTAAAGCATCATCTTTAGCTTGAGTGTTTTGCATGACTTGGAGCGAGTAATACATACTCGTCTGTGGCGATTGCAGCCAGCTTTCAACAAACTCAGGCGTGTAGGTAACTACATCGCTCCATGTGTTGTAACTATAGCCATGCGCCAATCCTGTACGTGACAACATTTCCATAATGCCATCAACAGATTTTTTGTAAACATCGAAGCCAACTTCTTCAGCTGTTTCAACATTACCGTAATCATAGGATTGAACACCGAATGTGGAGCTGTCCCTATCAACGTTACGCCCAATGGGTGGAGCCAGTTCGGGAGTAGTTGTGTAGCCTGCTCGGTCTGTATAACGATAAGAGCATGAGGCAGTAGGTGCGATTGCGAACGCTCGGTCCATGTTGGCTTTGCGTGCAACCTCAGCAGCTGCATCGATTGCATCTTGAAGTGCTTTAACAATTTTACGAGAAGCAGGAGTCACGATAGTGTCGTAATCTTCATATAGATGTTGAGTAATTGCTTCTGCAAACTCAGCGTATGTAACTCCTTCCAGGGCAAGTAAATTAGCTAGACCAAGCATGCCTAATCCAACCTGACGATCAACTTCTTGAACAAGATATTCACCAGTTTTTTCGACTCCAGTCTTTTTATGCAAATCAACAAGTTCAGTCATTCCTGCTGTAAAAGCAGGTAAAAGATCTTCAGGACGACATGCGCCTAGGTTGATATGCTCAAGCAAACAAGTGCCACGGCTTCGCAGGAAGACCTCGAGGCAAACGTTCGCATGGATACGTTCACCGTGCTGGTCATAGCGAATCTTGGCAAGCCAGATATCACCACGAGCAATGCCTTTGAGGATTGCGTTTTGCACATCTTCAGAGGCAGCATTCCAGAGTTCATCCGTTAGGTTGACGCAACGCTTCGCCCAAGGAATCTCGTGACGAGGCAGTTCAACAAACTCAAGGATGTCTGCATGATTGATATCCAAATGGAGCACAACAGCTCCGTTCTTGTAAACACCACCGCGACGCAGCTGTTCATTCAGACAAGAATAGATCTTCCCGAACGAGACAGGACCAGAGGCACGTAGCCCTTTGCCATTATCGTGTCCTGCGGGACGGAGTT